TGCGTTGCGTAGAAATCAGTTCCCGGTCCCTGGTCACGGGGCTTGCCGGCCCGTCCAAGCCAGTACACCTGCTCTCCCCTCGGGTCGAGCTCCGGTACAGCATGATCCGCGCTGTGACGGCGGCCAAGCCTCGTCACGCTGATGCCGGAGAGCACGCTGTAAGGCATGTTCGGAATATTGACATTGAGAAGCACGGGATCGGAGGACTGCTTCTTATTCAGAAACTGTTCTACCACAGTCTGAGCGACTTCCGCGGCAGACTCAAGTTCCATCCAGCCGCGGTCAATCTGCGAAAAAGCGATCGAATCGACGCCGAACTGGTAGCCTTCGATCGCCGCTGCGACGGTGCCCGAATACATTGTGTCGTCGCCCATGTTGGCGCCGGAATTGATCCCGGACACCACGAGGTCCGGACGGTCGTTCAGAATCCCGGTGAAGGCGAGGTGCACGCAGTCAGACGGGGTGCCGCTCACCGCGTAGACATCCCGCGCCACCTCGGTCACCCGGAGCGGCAGCTGAAGCGTGAGGGAGTTGCTCGCTCCCGACTGGTTATGCTCGGGCGCGCAGACCGTCACGCGGCCGAACTTCGCCATCGCTTTCGCAAGCGCCTGAATGCCGCGGGCGGAGTAGCCGTCGTCGTTTGAAATCAGAATGTGCATCAAATCCCTCGTGCAGCCCCTGCGTTCAGCGTTCTTCTGCAGAAGCCGTTTTCAATCAGTAATTGGTTAATGATAATGGCATAGGAACAGCCGGTCACGCAAAAGCACAATTATTCCGGGGTTCTTTCTCACGCCGAATGGCGTCTGAGTCTATACTTTCAGCCATTGACTGATTAGTTGTTCAGATTTTTTCTCTCCCTATCCATGAAGCTATCCGCCTGGGCCCATCAAAGGGGCATTTGCTATCAGACTGCCTGGAGAATGTGGAAGACCGGAAAACTCCCGGTTCCCGCCTGCCAGCTTCCGTCCGGCACCATCGTTGTTGACGATGTGCCGGCTGCCGGCGGCGTGGGGCTCTACGCCCGTGTCTCCTCGGCAGCCGAAAAGGACCGTCTGAAGCGTCAGATGAGACGGCTCGAAGTCTATGCGGCCAGCATGGGCTGGAGCGTCATTGATAAGGCTTCTGAAATCGCGACCGTGACGAACGAAAACCGCCGCGGTCTTCAGAAGCTCCTGAAGAACCGCCAGATCCGAACGATCGTGGTTGAAACCCCGGATCGGATTCTCCCGTCCGGCTTTGATTACCTCGACCTTGCGCTGCAGTCTGACGGACGGCGCATCATCGCCCTTGATGAACAGTTCTCAGGGCACGATGACGAAACGACGCTTGAGGAACTCCTCGACACGTACTGCGCGAAGATCTACGGACGGAAAGGAGCCGCCGCGAAAGCGAAGGCCCTGATCGCGCTGCTGCACGAAGGCGACCTCGATATGCTGAAGGCGTCCGAACGGGCGTCTGAACGCGCGGCCGAGCGGGCCGCTGCCGCCGCAGAACCGAAGGAAGAAGAGACGGAAGTGACGCTCTGATTCCGAGCGGCCGCTTTCCCGCAAAAAAATATCCGCGGTATCGCTCATCAGCGACCGCGGATTTTTTGTGCCTTCATCACGCAGACAAAGGAAAAGGGAGGTAACTTTCGTTGTCTCCTTTCCTGGAATTGGTCGGGTGGTGGGACTCGTATACCACTATTAACAAAGGGTTTTAATCTGATACTATTGCCCGTTTGTGGCTTAGTTTGTGGTAATAAATCCCTATGCGTCCCTGCAATTAGGGGTAAACCCCTGAATTGAGGGGGGGGGGGGTAAATGATTTATCTTATATCCATACATTTCTTTACTCTTAGGAGAGAAACATGCGTACACAGAAAAAAGGTACAAGGTCTTCACGCTTCAGGATAACCACTATAGCTATCGCTGTTGCTTCGTCTTTTGCCATGACGCCGGCTTGGGCTGCTGATACCGCTGTCGGCAGCGGTACTGGTGTCGCTTATGGCGCCGGTAGTAACGCTCCTAAGGCTGAAAACGTCGCAATCGGCAAAGGGGCGACTATTAGTTATTCCAACGGCGCTAGTAATGCTACAGGCGACATTGTTGTTGGCAATGGTGCCAACGTCAACAACTATGCGAGTCAGGGCGGCAGTATTGCTATAGGGAAAAATGCGCATGTCGAAAACATGGCGGGTGGCGGCGAGGCAAGCTTTGCGTTTGGTCAAACTACCTTTTCAGGAAGCTGGCTCTCTTCTGCTCGCATTCCTGCTGATCCGACCAAAGTAGTAGGTAGTGTTGCCATTGGCGATAACACTTTTGCCCGCACAGGCAGCACTATGATCGGCTCCCACAACTACAAAGGGGCATTAGGCGATACAACAGTTGATACAGCGGCCACTCGGGCATCCAATCTGAACGTTTACGCAACGACTATCGGCGCAAACAGTTTCAGTAATGGCGCGTTTACTACAACAACTGGCACATATAACATTATCTCCAGTGACTATAATGGCGGACGGCTCGCCAATCCAGTTAAAAATTTAGGCGCAACAATCACGGGTTCTCTGAACAGTGTTGAGTCTATGACTGGAAATTATTACTCTGGTATTGCCAATAGCATTGTTGGTATTGCTAATAGAACCCAAAACTCAAACGGCGCCCTTGTTTTTGGCGCAGGCAATGAAATCACAAACTCGGTCAAAAGTCTCTATAACGCCCCAACCGATAGTGGGAATTCTGCTAAAGATTTCGCAGACAAACTTCGCACCGCAATTCACGATGACGAAGGCGGCGCGACTCTTGCTATCGGCGGAGGGAATAAAGCTGACTACACCCAAGCCTCACAGCTGATCGGCGTTAACAATACGCTCAAAGGCTCGTCCAGTTCCGTGAGCCAATACAATGCGCTGAATGGCTACAAGAACACGGCGACCAACGTTCAGCATGTGACTGCTATTGGTTCTGAGAACTCGATAACCAATACGAATACGGCTGTTGTTGTTGGTGATAAGCGCACGCTGACAGGCGCTGACAACAGTGTAATTATTGGCTCATCTTCGAATGGTACAACTACAAGCGTAAAGAATGCTGTGGCTATTGGCACTGAAAGCAATGCCACCGTTGAGGGTGGGGTTGCGCTGGGAGCTGGATCCGTCGCTTCGACAGATAAGGGTAAAGTAGGGTACGACCCGGGGACCAAGGCAGCCTCGACCAACACAGATAGCACATGGGTATCAACCCGAGCGGCTGTTTCCATTGGCGATACGGCCAATGGTATTACTCGGCAGATCACAGGTCTCGCAGCAGGTACCGCCGATACCGATGCCGTCAATGTAGCCCAACTGAAGGCGGTCAAGGGGGACGCTTCTCAGGCAGTTACAGAATCTAAGAAGCATAGCTCTGTTGTGGCGGGGAACAATATCAAAGTTACTTCTCAGGCCAACGCCGCGGGAGGAACTGAATACTCTGTGTCGACAGCCGATAATGTGTCGTTCAGTTCAGTCACAGTTGGTGCGGCTTCAATAAGCCAGGCAGGAATTCAGGCTGGCAGTCAAAAAATTACGAATGTTGCCCCCGGAACGATTTCCGCGACGTCTACTGATGCTGTGAATGGCAGCCAGTTGTATCAGACAAATCAGGCGGTTCAGCAGAATTCTGATGACATTTCCAAACTGTATAACCGCAGCGCGGAACTTAACCGCAAGATCCATCGTGCCGGCGCGCATGCGGCCGCTCTTGCCGCACTGCATCCGCTGGACTTCGATGAAAATCATCGGGTGTCCGCCTCTCTCGGCCTTGGCCAATACCACAGCAGCGGGGCGGCCGCTCTTGGTATCTTCGTCCGCCCGACGGAGAACTTTATGGTCAGCCTGGGAGGATCAATCGCCTCTGGCAGTGATGTGATGGGGAATCTCGGCGTGCATTATCGCTTTGGCGGCGACAGCGTGCGGGTGAACAAAACGGAACTTACTCAGCAGGTAAGCACTCTCACCGCTGAAAACCGGGATCTGTCAGCAAAATTGGCTTCTTCCAACTCAAAGCTGGAAGCCGCTACGTCAAAGATTGACTCTCTGATGGAAAGGATCCACGCTATCGAAGCCAAACTTAATATGAAGTAAGCAAAGCTCAAGGAGAGGGGGCTTGCCCCTTCTCCTTTCGTCACCATATAATGTATATGGTCTTGTGAAGGCCACTGTGGTTCGCATGTGGGCACCAGCTCTCCCCTTGTAAGACTGGCACGGCCTAATAAGAAGAGGCCAAGATGCAAGAGAATTGTGCGCGCCCCTTGAGGAAACTCGGGGGCGCCTTTTTATGAAATCAAAAGGAAGGCGCCCAGTTGACTACAATTTTTAGTCAACTGAAGTTAGCAGCGGCTGACGGTAAAAAATATACGATGTTACTGCACAAAAGCAAATTCTGCGCATTATCCAATTCGTTCACTCTCCCACCCACCCTTTTTGTTTATCTGATTGCAGTTACTGGGCTTTTGGTCTTCTCCCTGCTTCTTCCTGCAGCCATGGGATTCGCCCACGGCAAACCATCAATCGTTGAGGCATGGGACTGGAAAAATATCCTGTTTGTGGTGCTGATTTTCTTTGCCCTCAGTCAGTACAGAATCACGCGCTGGTTCGTAGCTCTTCCTCTTATTCTGATTTTCGGGCTCTATATGCCGGCAGGTTTGCTTTACGGGAAACCCAGCCTCATCGTTTCAATAGCCGTTTTGCAGACCAATCCCGCAGAAGCAGGTGAATTTCTCACGAACATCCCTTGGCAGGTTTTCGCGGGCGTCATTGGGCTTTTGACCAGCGGTTTTATAGGTGTCTTCTACAGCTCAAAGATCAGAGTTTCAGCAAAAATCATTTTGGGTATCGGCGTGGCGTCTTTCATCATCGGGGAAATGATTTCTTTCGGAAGCGCCGTAAATTCGAAAGCAATCCAGACGGTTTACTTTTTCCGTCTCCTCAGACCCAGTGTAATTGATGGCTATGCCGCCCTAAAGGAAGAAGAAAAGCTAGGTACTCCCTCGTGGCAAATCGCTTCCGTCAAGCCTCGATATAAAACCTATGTCGTCATTATTGGTGAAAGCCAACGGCGCGATTACGCATCTGTTTACGGTTATCCACTAAATACGACTCCGTATTTAAACAGCGCCAACGGCATCTTCTTCTCAAACTTTATTACCGCTGGTGGCAATACTGTTATCTCGCTGCCAAGGATGCTTTCTTACAACATTCCCGGCTCTGAGCAATACAGCAAAGATGACAACATTGTTACTCTCGCCAATGCCGCTGGCTTTGACACTTGGTGGATTTCCAATCAGGGGCGTGGCGGGCCATTCGACAACCCTATTGCTCAGATCGGCATTCGAAGCCACCACACAATCTGGCTGAAGGGCAATTGGGCAGACGAAAATGTAGATGACGATAATCTGCTACCCAAAATTCAGGAGGTGTTGAAGGTCAAACCGTCAGAAGATAAGCCCAGATTGATCTTTGTCCACCTGATGGGGTCGCACCCAACTTTCTGTGAACGTCTGTCCGGGCGTCCTGTTGCGTTTAATGTCGGAGACAGTGCGATGAATTGCTATCTGACTACTTACCGCACCTCCGACGCCTTCATTAAAAGGACTTTTGATCTTCTGAAAACTGAAGCCGGTAATTCATGGTCACTCTTATATTTTTCTGATCACGGGCTTTCCATGCAAGAGAAACTGGGAACCCCTTTGGGCAAAGAGCTCATGCACGGGACCGCTTTTCGTCAGAACTATGAAGTACCTTTTCTGAATATTTCTTCTGACAGCAGAGCTCACGATGTCAATCCGGCGTATAGAACAGGATTCCGTTTACTGGAGGGAATGGCCGAATGGATGGGAATCAGTGCCAGCAATATCAATCTTAAGAATAGTCCTGATTTCTGGAGCAAAACGAACGACGAAGACATCCATGTCGCAGGCAAACAGCTATACCATCAGCTGGCAAATGACCCCGCTCTGCACTTCAGTTCCCAATTATCTCAGAACCACCAACAAAATTTGCCATATCCCACGCCACGCATGTAGCTCTCATTGTTTCCTTATCCGCGGCTACTCTTGTAAGAAGCTCTGCACCCTCCCCAGCCAGTTCTGCGCCTTCTCCGAGTAGGCTTTCGCATCGGGCGAGGCGCTCTTGAGTACGGTCTCCGGTATCTTGGGCGATTTGCAGATCACTCTTGGCTCTGGTGTCTGCGGCGTCGCGCACCCGGACAGCAGTAACCCGCACAGCGCGAGCGCTAACCATGGCTTTATCTCGTGCCGCCAGCGCCTCGGCCAGCTGTTTGCTCTGTTTCTCATAGCGTTCCTGCGCCTCCTTTTCTACCGCCCTGGTCTGCTTCTGCCAATCAGATTTAAGCTCGCTGATCTGAGCTTCATACTTCTCCGCCGTCGAGGATCTTCCTCTGGAGTACCCCCAGAACGCGGACGCTATCAAGGCGCCGATAATGACCCCGGCAATGGTCAAATTCCTTTTCATCATTCCTGCCCCCTCATACAGATCCGATACTCATCTTCCCGCCGGTTCGTCAGCCCTTTATTCTTGACGAGCTTTCCGTTCACTCGGACCTTATCAAAAGATAGGATTGCCGCACAGGCGGCTTGGTATCGTCCAGTCTGAAGCTTCCACTTGATCGATGATTTACAAACCGCCTTAGCGCCTACGTTATACGCAAGAGAGATATAGGCGTCCCACTCGCTTTGAGTCAGCTTGATATCATCGCCGAGGCACGCCTGGAGGACCTTTTCTGTGTGGCCAACATCTTTGCCCAGAGTCTTCATAGCCTCAGAAACGGTCATCCGAGTAGAAGCTTTAACCTCGTTCCCGGTGTGCCCGAAGCCGACCGTGAGGATCCCGCCAGTATCCTTGTAGGCTGTTGCACTGTACCCCCTTCGTATCCCACAATCCCAATCAGCCCAGCGGCGGAAACGGTCATTGCAGTGATCTGGTAGCGGTTCATATAAATCTCCATCTTTCCCCATACGAGCGCCCCGTCCTTCGGTTTCTCGTTATAATGCCCTCTGTAGGGTTTCTCTCCTTACGTAGGTGGTCTAGTAAGTGGTCTATAGAGCCAGTAGTTTTTCCCCGGAAGAGCGCATGCTTTCCCGGGGATTTTTATAGGAATCGACCGCCAACCCAAAGCGTTAAAAGCGCTACTCCGAATGGGACAATCACGCTTTTAATGAATTCCCACGCCTGAGCCCGAACCCGTCTGCGCTCATCAGCGCGGATCCGTTCTTCATCAAAAGCATCCATTCGGTTCTCCAAAGTAAGGGCTCTGTTTTCTAGATCTTTGCTATAATCTTTCATGTAGATGTGGTCCATCTATGTGTAACATTTCTTAAGTCTCTGTTATGATTCGTTCCATCCCCGGAAGAGTTCCTGCTCTTGCCGGGGATTTTTACAGAGATCGGATAAAACCGATGACGCCCAGCACACCCCCAATAACGGCGCAGGCGACCAGCACGAGTTCTTTCCAGAAGTGAAAACGCTCCTTTTTGTATTCGCTGATAGCCGCTTGCTGAGCCTGTTTCAACTTCTGTTCATCCATAAAAGCCTCTGGCTTATCTATTCTTTCTTTGGTATCATCTCTCACGTACAGACCTCATATGTACACATTGCTCAGTCCCCGAAAGAGCTGTAACTCTTCCGGGGATTTCTTTTAACTGAGGAAGAGCTCCTTCTCTGCCTCTCGTCTCCTTACCAACCCCGGAAGCTCATTTCCTCCAGCTCGTACCCAACGCTTGAATTCGTACCCAGCATTGACGACCTTGCCTGCATTGAAGAGCTTGAGAAGCGTCGACCTACGCAGTGCTCCATCGCCGCAGTTATAGGCGAAGTCAAGGAGCGCTATAAACTGCCCCTGAGTCACGGGACGCCGGATCGCACCTGAGAGCGAGTCCATGAGACGCTCAAGCTCATGCTCAAGCAGTTGGTCGGCCACTTCTTGAGAGATAACAATATTACGGATGACGGGATTCCCGGACAGCAGACGGGTTGACCCATACCCAATGGTCCAGACCCCAACGGGGTCTCGATACGAAGTCAGTCTGCAGCCTTCATGCGACTTAATGAAGGGGACCGCAATTGCCGGGTCCCACACCGAAAATTCTTTCTTTTCAGCCATGATCTCTCCTTATTTTGTCAGCCAAAGGACAAGATTCGGCCCGCACACACCTTTCAATTTCCTGCTCTTTCTGCATATCCATAAACACACCAACCTCTTGCTTTAGTTTTTGAATTTCAGCTATACTGGCGTTGTGCATAAGTTCCTGTGTGTAAAGTGGAATAAAAAAGCCCTCGGGAGTTCGCTTCTCCCGAGGGTTTTCGTTTGATGGGGAGGATCCCCTATCCTTCTATTTGTCTCTGTGCTGCCGGTGAATCTCTCCCCCGCTCACCACATCTGACGCCATCGCCTCAGACCGCTCTTCCATCGCCTTCAGCATCTTGCGGATCGGCGCCGGGATGATTGACCCATACCCCATGCGCTCAATGTTTTCCAAGATGCTGCCAAAGTCGTTCAGGCAGAAAGCAAAGACCGCCGCATCCCTGACACTGACGAAAGGTATAACCGAAGTGATATCCAGCCCATGGCAAAGTGCCACGAGGCTCAGCATGACGATCTTTTTGGTGATGCCGATGAATCCAGTCCTGGAGTTCCATTGGCCGCTCTTTAAAGCCGCAAAGGTTCCCGATAGGTAGTCCACCACGATAAAAACAAGGAGCCACTGAATGGCGTCATCGACCGGGCCAAAAAGAAAGGAGCACAAGGCTCCCAGAATCCCGCCAACCGCCAGAAAAACGCGGGATGAAAAATCAGGAATCAGATCCACCATAAGCGCAATAGTCTCTGCTTATTGTCTTGGCACGCTGTAACTTATAAGTTACGCTGCCCAGCCATGATAATTAAGGGGTTGCCATGATAAATACGGAAGGCCTTAAAAATTTTGACCCTGCTGGATAGATGACAATCTGTCCGGGGAGACCGGCGTAAGCGCCGATCTCCTCCTCCGTTCCTTTCATCTGCGCTCTGCGCTGTGATTTCTTTGCGGACATGGTCAATTAACCGAGGCTGGCCATAATGGCTGTTGCTTCATTTATTGAGGCCGCAAGGATAGCCCCCGGCCCTCCAGATACGTCTGCAGAAACAGGGGTACCTTTTTGCAGGGTAATAGGAGTTTCCTGAACCTGACCGGTACTAACTAGGAAAAACTTCAGCCCGTTGATTACATTAAATGCATTATCTGTAACGAAGCACTGCAGCGGGGTATTTACATTGGCTACATACATACCGACTTCTTCGCCTCCGGGGAGTGACGGAGAGACTACCCGCAGCGCCTTGCCGCCTGTATCATCGTTAAAATACAGAACCGCATAGCTTTCAGGCATAGAGCTACTTATCGGCTGAGCGTCTTCCGCCTCAATGGTGAGGTCTTTATCAATATCCAGGGTCGCTGTTGTTGAGCCGATATTTTCTCCATTCACGATGAGATTCCCACAGACATACTTGCTGTTGTCGGTGGCGGAAACGGTTACCTCAAATTGAATAGGGGTGCCGTTCGACAAATGCCAATCGAAATCAACATATCCATCCCCATCCGAATCTGTATCATTAGAAGCTACGGAGCTGTTTATGTCCGACCTAATTTTGGGTGTCGCCCGGATCACCTGGTTTTCCGTCGGTTTGATCCTGACCTTTGGATACATGGCGGCACTCCCGCCCCCCACCTGGATCGCCGAGATCGCTGCCGCCATGCCTGAGGGCTTATAGATCGCCGTGCTTCCGTTCTTCGCTCGGATAGCGTTCGCAATCGCTGTGTAATACTTCGGATCTGTCAGAACTTTCGTCATGGTTTAATACCCCGCAGAGTCGCCGTCAGTGATCGCGGAAATCGCTGTAGTAATCGCCGCGTCCGCTTCAGACTTGGTGTAGTAGTTAGAGAGGTCCACCGACGAGCCAGAGCCCGCGGCGGCTACTTTGCTATCAACCTCAGACTTGGTGTAGGCGTCCGTGATGCCGTAGCCCGCGAGCGTTGTTGCTTTCTTCGCGTACTCCGCAAGTGCTGAAGAGAGAGCATAGTTATCGAGCTCCGCCTCAATCGTTGACTTGCACGCAGTAAGCGCTTCTTTGACCTTTGCTTTGAGGTCTGTAAAAGTTACCGTCATAGTTACACTCCTTTGATGAATTCATCGCATGCCTCGTAAATCGAGGTCATGAATGAGTTGAAAACTTCGACTGTGGTATAGGATTCGGGGGTTATTGATGCGGCTTTCTCTGCGCTCGCCTTGGCCTGCGTTGCGAAGCCTTCCGCCGCTGATGCCCTTGCTTTGAAATCAGCAAAAACATCCGCAAGCTGATGAAGATTCTCCGCGCTTGGCTCTAACCCGTTTTGTTCGATAAGAGTAGTGAATTCAACCATCAGCATGTAGTAAAACCACGCCCCGGGCGTTGTCGGCGGCTTCCCCGTTACAGGATCCCCATTGGATGGATAACCAACAGACGGATTACTGGGTCGCTTCGGCGGCGTGTCAGAAGCATCCGCTAAGAATTCAAATTTCATGGTGCCACCTAAAAGAAAATACCTTTATCGGGAAACGGTTCTTCTCGATAACAAAAAACCCCGCCACCAGATGGAACCGTCTGAACGGGGTTTGCCTGTTTTATGAAGGTTTAATTAAATATGAATGCAGGGGAGCAGAACCAAAGCCGGAGGCTGTACCGTTCCGGATCGCCCATAAATCGGGTTACTGCGGCTGGCGTCAAAAAACCTACCGATAGATCCACCAGACCCCACGCTTGATATCTCCTGTGAGCCCCATCCACGGTCAAAAGTCGCGTACACAGCCCCCGAAGCTGTGGTCGCCGTGCCTACATCATTATCTTCATAAGCCGCTCGCCAAGCGCCAGTGATGTTCGGAAGACCAGGCTGAAGATAAGCGCCAACGTTTGAAGTCCCACCCCAAACTGTACGATCTATCAAATAAGGGACATTGAAAGTTGTAGAGCCATTTCCCGCCCCATACTGCGTCCCAATCATTGCAAATAGATTCGGATACCCCGTCCGGCTCACGGCTCTCCCATCACAGACCAGCCAGTTCCCATTAGGGGGAGTGGATTTCGGGAAAAACATAATCATCCCGGAAGGGACCACTTCAACCTGTGAGACTTTCGCCTGAATCTGTGCCGCCACATCAGACAAAGCCTGATTCACGGTCCTGATCTGCGCTTTAATCGCGGCGTCAAGCTGAGTCAGATCCGCCGCGTCGGGAGTAACCCCTCCCCCTTTGATCGCGTTAACGATCTCCTGGGTAACGGCGTTGTACCAATAATCGCCAATCACTGTCGCAAGAACACCCCCCGTAGGGCTGCCGTTTGTCGGATATCCCTCTGAAGAAGCAGAATTCGGCAGCTCCGGGGGATAAGAAACCGCGCGGGACTGATAGACTGATTTCATATTTATTAATCCTCAAAATACCCAAAAATTACATTGGTATGCGCTGGGGCGTAATGCCGGATTACGCATTCAATGACAGAATCCCCCCACCAGGCCAGCGCCTCTTCCGCTGTCCCTATCGCCGTATGCCTCGAAACGGTAGCGCCGGCATTTTTGTAAACATGGACTCTCCACTGCGATGCCCAGCCCGTCCCGCTCGCAAACGGCGTTAAAACTGTGCTTAAAACCGTTTGATTAAACAACTCGTCAATCGTGATGCTGTATCCATAGGTTTTTGCCAGATCAACAAAAAACTGAAGACTCTGTGACCCGATTGTTGTAATTTTCTGCAGCAAGGCCTGCCGGAGAATGGTTTCAGTCAACCCATCCGCGAGCAGCGACCCCCAGGCCTCAAGGCAGGAATCAGGAACCCCCCATTGGGTGATCCAATCTTCAAATGTCTCAGAACAGAACCGCGGATCCGCCTCATTAATGAGCGCCATTGCCTGCGAATCTACACGGGAAAACTCCACCGCCCAACATTCAATCAGCATCGCCATTACGGAACCGGTATCATCCCGAGGCCATGCTGGCCCAGGAGGCAGCAGCGCTTTGATATTGGCGTCATATTCAGCTGCGGTTACTGCCATGTGATTTCTCCAACAGTGGGAAGAATCTTGTTCCCTAGCGCTATATTCCCGGCCGGTGTGACGAGCGTGTGATCTGCCTCACCGACAGCCGCGGAAATAGCGGCTCGGATATGGGACAAATAAATCACTGCGCCCGGTCCGCCTTCCTGCCTGAAAAGTGTCTCCAGAGAGGCTTTTACCGCGGCTTTCACCGTGTCATTGTTAGGGTCGAGCCCGGATATCGTGAATGGAATTGCCTGAATGGTCGGCGCAGATACGGTGGCATTAGCCGTAACCGGGCGAACAGAGTCAATGTATGCCTGCACTTTCTTAATCATTTCTGCAGAGGGCAGAATGTCGCTGCTGTTATCGCATACGAAACGGATGGCCACCGTCCCCGGCCCTCCCTCAAGCGGGTACACCCAAGCCCTGGTTACTCCCTCAATCTCAAGTGCCCACGCTTTGTAATCGGCCGCAGTCCCGGCATGCGGTGGCTCCCTTACCCGCGAAAGCAGACGCGCGCGCAAAGATTCGTCCGTTTCCTCGTCGGCCCCTCCGGAAATGCCCTCTGCCGTCTTGCATTCGCTGGAAATTCCTTCAATAGGAGAAACAAGAACTAACGTGTCGCCCGCCGATACATTGCCTGCCGTCCCCGCAGTCAAAGCTCTGACCGACGCTTTCCCTTCCGAGACCGCGGATGTCGTTTCATATACCGCCTCATTATCAGCCTGCAGCAAGGTTCCCTCCGGTACCGTGGCTCCCTCTTCCAGTACTGTAAAAACCACCGTACCGCTGGCCAGAGAGGGCGGTTTGCGGACAAGCCCGTAAATAGACGCCCAACGGTCAAGGTACTCCGCCTCTGCTGTATCAAAAAACAACTGTCGGCTTAAAAACTCAATAAAGCCGTGCAGCTCATGGCTCACCCCTGCAAGCACACGCGCATACACTTTCGCGTTGGATCTGCGAAGCTGAGAAGCTGATAACCGTGACTCAAGATCCGCGTCAATGCGGCCAATCAGCGTTTGTAAATTCGGTCTTTCAAATGGCATTTTCAACTTCCCCAAACGTTCTGAAACTGCAGGTTAAGTGTTGCCTGATCAGGTCTTTTTATGACTACATTCAGATTCAGCTGCTCCACCCCGCCTCGTTCCGCGGAAACGCTTACCGATTCCGCTACATGGTCATCGACCAGCCACTGAAGTGCATCCTCGGCATACTCCCTCGCAAGCTTCAGCGTGCTGTCGGTCAGTACCTCTCTGGATAGCAGCCAGAGTTTTGATCCTATTGGCGGCTCATCATCGTTATATGAATCTGCCCACCACCCCATCCTGCTTTTCCCCGGCAGCGCATCATCTTCCCCAGCCCGCTTCCAGGAAAAAAGGCTGATGATGATGGAACGAACCAGTGGCTCAGTATCAAAGTCTGAAAGTGTCGCCTGATGCCTGCCGTTTAAGAAAAACTGCATATTTCATCCCCCTCCCAAGCGACAAATTATTCCTGATACAAAAAGCTTTAACCAAGGAAGTGCACGCCCCCATAGCCTTATTTTTTGATTCGGGTCCAATAGCTTTAAGATGAGCATGGCTATAACTCCCATGTGCCCTCACCATTACTGAGGTCATAAAAAACCCAGCCAGAAATCCCGTCTGACTGGGTTTATGTTTATTGGATTGTGTTGTAGCTAGACCAAAGCTTTTAATCCCACCTTGATCAGCTCAAGAGTGATCGGATGTGCCCTTCACATCTTTTGATCAGGGGAGCTGCCGCCGTTATGTGTATGGTTATTGTAAGTGTCGCGGATCGATTGCAGCCTGCCCCTCGCGTCATAAATCTGAGCCTTCCCCACGATGTCGCCCTCTACTGTGACTGACCCGGAAAATACAGCCGCCGGGGCGTCCACAGCCAAAGTTTTATCCGTATGGATCCTTATCCCCTCCCGAGCCAGGACGACTTCCTGCCCCTGGTCATCGTAAAGAGCGACCTCCCCGGAAGTAAGGCCTGTCAGCCTGTACCGGCGGTCAGCGACACAAATCGCGATCGAATGCTCTCTGTCCCCATCCAAAGCGACAATAAGCGGTTCAGCGCCGGTCTTCGGTTCAGAAGTGAACCCATACGGCTCAAAATGCTCGACATCATCCCGGAGGTCTCCCGCCATTGTCTCGGCCTGAATAGTTCGCATCTTCTTCCTCCCGGCCGATCCTGTCAGGCGTCCTCTGACTATCAAATTCCAAATAGCGTCTTTAATATCATCAAGCATTACTTTCCCGTCCATGCGGCATCAGCTACCGTCGCCTTCACATAATTCCTGCTGCTACCAGTTTTTGCCGCCGCTTTCTTCGTGGCTTTCTTTGCCATCGCCTCATCAGGAGATTCATTCATCATGACGAAAGCTTCAGGCGGCATCAGCGTCAGCTGGGTTTTGGATCCTCCGGAATCTTTCGTAAAGCTGACCTCTGTAATCAAATACTGAGCATCAACCCCCAAAATAGAATCTTTAACCCGGCAGAGCCGATTAACCTTCCACAGGCTGCCGTCGCTTTGCCGCCACCCCTGAACGGTATAGTGCAAAGCCTGCGCCTGCCCGCGGCGGTATTCGGCCAAAAGAACCGATCTTTGCTGGAGATCCGCAGCCGTGGGAGACCCACTTAGCTTCTCTACGTAATACCGAGGGCGCCGTACCTTACTGTCCTCCGTGTACCTGAACGCTCCATTAGCCGTAACAGGATGGCTGCTCCCCGAATTGGCCCGCTGCCCCACCACATAGTAACGGCTGAACAGTTTTGAAGAATCAAATGTCTGGTCCCCGGATAAGACGTTTTTCCCTAACTCCAGAGAGTCAGCGGTGCGCCCACCACCGCCGGGGCTCGCCATTACCAAATCGCCGCTTTCATTATCCGTGATGACGAGGGTATGCTTCTTCACCACGCCATCCAAAATCTTTTTTATGGAATCTGTGGCGGCAATAGCCACCGACGCTTTTGGGTCTTTCCCTGCCTTCTGACGGACTACCGACACTCCATACGGTTTTGCCAATAGCTGGAGCGTCTGCGACACTGTCAGATTCGTGAATTGCTTAACGCTCTTAACCGCCATATATCCTTCAGCAAGATCAACGGTTTTACTCGCCCCTTCTATGGACAGTTCGATACCTTTTTCTGAATACGAGAAATTTGTCTTGGTTACGTATCCGGTCAAAACCAGGTCGTCATCAATCTTTACCCGCACCAGATCGCCGATCTTAATTCCTATCCCAGTCCCCGCTGACTCACGGGTAAAACCCACTCTGAACACTCTCGCGTAGCTCAGCAGCTTTGAAGATATGCTGACAAGCTGCCACGCGCGGTATTCTTTACCACCAATCAGAAGTTTTACGACCGTTTGTTCCATAATAAAAAAGCGCCCTGTTCCCAGAGCGCTTAATCCCCCTCCTTAACTACCGTCTCATCGGCACCCCGATTCATTGCATATGTAGGTGCGCCCATTCCTGGTGTCTTCCCAAACCTCCCCAAGACCATTCCTTCCGACCCTTCTCATGTCAAGGAATGAAGGTGGTGTTTCCTTTTGGATAGGCTCCCTCAACCTGACGGTTCCCCCCTTCCCTGCCCTAAATACATATCCGCTAGGGGAAACATAAACCCCGTTTTTATCAAACTTCCCTTTTCTGGAAGCAGCAGTAGCTTCTCCATGCAGGGGCTTATCCTGCGACGAAATGGGGGCCCTTCTCTCGGGAGAATTCCCACCAGCCGAAACGGCAGGTATTGCCACAAGCAAACCACCTAACAGCAATACGAAAATCTTTCTCATGCTCCCCTCCATCAGCAGAAACACCTCTGCGTAGGCAGAGAAAAGCTTCTCATTTCATCTTACCGCCCAGGAGGGATCTTAAAAAGAAAAATTAAGTACTCAAAAGTTTCAGGGGCTTCGCGGGGACAAACGCCGGTCTTCGAATGCCGTTACGCTCAACAATTTCAGTATCCCGCGCGGCGTCTCCGTAGTAATCATAAGCCAGCACCAGCGCCGGCATGATCTCCTCGGGGGTGTAGTCAATCAGCCGGGCTTTGTTTTCTGCCCGGACCGTCATGTCATTCCACACGGACGAGTAAGCCAAAGAAAGCGCTGAGTACACGCTGTCATCCGACACCTTCAGCATCTCATTATCAATCGCGGAAAGCAGGCTATCACGTACCGCAATCATGTCGTCATAAGCCATCACCTTGGAAGGCTGAGTTTCATCTACCCGATCAAGACCCGTCCCAATGTTGCCTGCCGCCCCAACGGCGTTACTGATACTGATCAGCCGGATCCCCGTGTTAATAGCCTCAACAGCCTTCGCGGTTTCATAATCAGCCGTCCCGGATGGGTATAGGATCGAATCCCTTACATTGAAATCCGCCCCATATGAAATCCCCTGGGCAAGATAAGCCACCCGCCGCCAGTCCCTCACCGTTTCTACAAAAGAACCAAGACCAAGCGAACTCACAAGCGTACTCGCAAAAGAGCCCGGATCCGTCGTCAGAACCGTCGCGGCCACCTTTGCCAGTTCATCCAGCTTATCTAACTTAAACATCGTGGCGAGCGATTGTATCCCCTCATTTTTCAGGGCCGACTCAAGCTTTCCCACAATGTTACTGACCACAAAATCCTGAGCCCCTGACAAGTCAATTGCCGTGCCCACATAATTCTGTGCCGCCTCAGCTATCCCATCCGCTTTAATACAAACATCATCGTGCGTACTGATTGCGGCCGTTGGGAAGGACAGCTCACCAGATTCCACGAACGTAATTGAAATCTGCGCCAGCCGAAGCCTTGTTGTGTACGTTACCTGGCTGACAGATTGAGGCGTCGCTGTCATCCTCCCTACCCACGGGTCTGCCAGTTCGCCCCCGCCCTGCGTCTCGAGCGCCTTAACCAGCGCGCTCATACGCTCGACATAATCCCTCCCGGTCGTGAACGCCTCTACCGTTACAATCCGGGCGGCCCGCCCTAGATCCTCTACAAAAGGTTTGTCTTGCTGAGGGTATTCAAAAAGCACCACTCGCCGTCCCACTTTCAGCTTTGTACTGGTGACATAGAACGGAACTCCGCGGTACGACGCATCCATGAGATTTTTCTGCGCTCCTGTTGCTGCCGATGATACTGTCATTTAGAAAGAATCTCCCGGGTCATAGCTCCTCGCGTCCGCCGAAATATTCATATTGCGGGCATCCAGATTATCGATTCTCGCCTTTGCCCCGTTTTCCCCAACCACATGAATCGTCATGCTGCCAACTCCAGCGGCCGGAGATGAGGGAGAACCACCGGTAGCAGGGACTCCTGGGACCGCGGGCGCAGGTGCTGTTCCTCCTCCGCTCCATCCGACAAGATCTTTCAGCCACGACGGCGCCAGATTGGCCAGCGCGTCAAGCTTCGACATAATCCAGTCAAAAATCGGCTGGAGGATAGGTTTCAAGGCATCCCATGCCGCGCGAATAGGAAACGTAAGCGCGACAAAAGCATCGCGTACCATCCCCGCCAAAAACACAAGCGCTCCGCCTATCACTCTGATAACCGGAGAAAGCCCACGTATGATCGCGGAAATGGCGTCAATCGTTGTCCCTATGGAAACAGCCAGCACTCCTGCAAAGGCCAGAAATACCGTTTTCAAAACACGGATAACCGGGCCCGCCACCTCATAAAATTTTGCGGCGAGTATGCGCAGTTTCTCCGAAATGACATCCCAGTGCTGATAAACCACAGTCGCCAGATACACAACCGCGGCAACAGCCCCCGCGATAAGAAGCCCCGGGAGCCCGAAAGACGCCATAAAAACGACTCTCACCCCATTCAGCGCGCTGACAAGCCGGGCGACGCTCATGATAAACCGTCCGATGCCCACACCCGCCAATACAGCGAGAATCGTGTTCACTCCGCCGATAGCGTTAAACACCCACCCAAAAGCACCGATTACCGATGAAATCACTGTAATGACGGTGTCCCAGGGAACGCGCTCCAAGGCGTCAGAAAATGCCTGAACAGCCTCCGCGATCTTCTGGCTGATCAGCTCTTTGTTTCTCCCGATCACATCTTCCAGACGTTCAACCACCCGTTTGATGACAGGGGCAAGCCGCGCGCCAATGGTCGTCTGCAAAGCTGAAAGTGACATATGGAAAATATCCATTGTGTCGCCAAGCTCAGCTGCCGCCTTGACGTCATCAGAACTGACAACAATCCCCAGCTCTTCAGCTTTCTTTGACATTTCGTCAAGCCCGGCTGCCCCGTCCTTCATCAGAGGGATCAGCCTGGCGGCCAGCTTGTCGCCAAAAACGTCCGTAAGAATCTGAAGCCTTGTCGCGGGATTCTCATTAACCTTGATCGCCTCAGAGAGTTCCCGAAATACCGTTGCGGAATCTTTAACGTGGCCCTTTGCGTCTTTCCATGAAACGCCCAAATCAGAAAACAGTTGGGGAAGATTCTTATCTTCCCCACTCGCGGCCTTCCCCATCTCCCCGGAGAGCTTGGAGAGCGCCCGATCCATTTCTTCGGCTTCCATCCCGGAAAGTTTCGCGGCAAACCGAAGCTTCTGCAGCGCTCCGGTTCCTACCCCTGCCCGCTGAGATGCCTTGTCAATTGCGTCTCCCAGCTCGATAAACGTCTGGACAGAAGAAGCCACAGAGAACAGCCCCGCGCCGCCTACTGCCATCAATGGCGCGAAAACCTTTGAGGCAACGTCCCCAGCGGATCGGCTCACTCTGTCAAAAGCCCGATCAAGGCTCCTGAGATTCGTCCTGACTTTCTTCAGTTTCTCGGATATTTCGTCCTGGCAGGCAAGAACAGTTTTCAGCGAGAATACTTTGTTTGTTGCCGCCATCGTTCTTCCTCTTCGTGAATCTCGTTTGCCTGATACAGCAGTTCCTGGATGTCAGACAAAGGCCGTTCTTCAAGTTCAAAGGGGTTGATGCCCCACCAGTGCGCCAGCTGGAACACCCGCCCCCTGAACTCTTTCTCACTTATTCCGGCGCACCACCGAAAAAACCAAGGACCAGCGCCATCAGCCCAATAAAATCAGAAGCCGAAATCTGATCCACAGTAGACGGAGGAATAGCCGCCAGCCGCTCGATATAGTCGTAAACAACTGCCGCGTCGACACGCTTCTCCCCGGTAATCGGGAAGCCAAGCACCTTGATGTCCTTCGCGGTCGGCTCGCGCAGCTCCAGTACTTCAATCGTGTCTTCGCCGCGCTTGATCGGCGCCGTAAGTTTGAATTCTGCCGCTCCCATCAGGACCACGCTCCTTTAACGCCGGTAAAAGTCAGCTCAATTGTGCCTTCTCCGGTTTTGTAGCTCACATCACCGGAAACAAAAGCGTCAGAAAGCGTGTAAACCTTCCCTGTCACCAGTTCCGCGGTGACAGTGAACTCCGTCCCATTCAACAGTTTCTTCAGCGGGAAATCCGCCGTAACATTGAATGTCCCCGAAATAGTCGGGGCAACCGCTTCCTCCGAATATCCGGCAAGCCCGGTAGACCCCATAACAGCCTCCCGCTTCACCTCCGTGGGCTGAATGGAAATCGAATTGGAACTGACAGAAAGCTGCTCTCCGTCAACCTTCAGGTAACACGTACCCGCAATGCCTTTAGCCATTTTCTAAATCCTCATTCGTTGTACTGAAGACGGAACTGAACCAGTGTCGCGAAAATCCGCAGCTGATTCACAAGATCGGGCGGCAGGAGTACATCTACCCGATTCGGGTCTGACGCGTTTCTCTCAACAATCAGGTTTTCAGCAAATGCCTCCGCGTTCTCGACAATGCCCTCGGTCTCCAGGCGGGAATACATGGCGATAATTTCTGATTTGATTACAGAAGGCGTAACAATCGCCTGGCCGGGGCCGTAATGCGTCCCGTCATCCGCCAGTTTGCAGCGCGGATACTTAGACGTGACAACACTCTTAAGGCGCCGAATGATGTAAGCCAAAGAATGGAGTGTGTTGCTGTCAAGATAACTGGTATCAGCGTCCCCCAGGCTATTTGTCTGATAGGTCGTAATGCAGCGCTCAATTCTCACATACCCCCCCGCGACATAACTGGTCGCGATTCCCGATGTAAGCAGTGTCTGCTTCTCGGTAAGGGTAAATCTCTTCCCAATTGGAGAAGGCGTAATCCCAACCAGTTCAAGCGTCTGAAGCGGACGCGCCGGATCATTCTGAATAGCCGTGAGGCAGCTCCCGACCAGCGCCCCAAGAACCTCAACCGCGAGACTCGGGCATTTCGGCTCAACGGCCATCACCGTTAAGTGCTGGTCATTAAGCTCTTTCCCAACCGCCTGAAGGTTACTGACGGTATCACGCTTCGCGGTATACACATGCCCATAAATCTGCCGGGTAGGGCTCCACCTGCCGGTTTTGTCATTCATTTCCGTGGTGAAACTCGCAATATGAGCTCCATCCGCGTATGGCATGGCGATGAAATCATACGATTCATCCCCCATGGCTGTAATAACTGCCTCCAGATCGACCTCTCCCGATCCCCCTAACAGAGTGGCAACTTCGCACGCAATGCCTTCAGGCAGTTCCTCCCCCGCCGCATATCCTTGGAAGTTCAACTGCAGAGCAATGTCATCCCCATATGCGCCGGTATTCTTTGCCTGGATCGTGACAACGCCTTCTGACGCTTCAGCCGTTACCGGCAAATCGGTTTTGGCGTTAATCCCCGCAGTGACCGCCTTCGCAACTGCGGCAGCGTCTGAGGAGTTCGGAATATTAATAGCTACGCAATCCGCCCCAATGTAAACGTAAACCGTTCCCGCCGCCGTGACCGTCCCGGAAAAAGTGAGGGTTCCTGATGCTTTCTTCCCGCCTTCCGGGTCGGAGACAGCAATAGCCCATACTTCGCCAACGCTGTTATTCTCGCGGAACGCTGAATTCATCCGCGCCAGCATCGACCCATGGCCAAAAAGCTCTTTCCCCTGGCTGTCACCGGTAACCAGAACCGGGACTCCGTCTTCTGCCTTGCCACTGGATACCTTCTGCCCAATCAGAAGCGCTTTCAGGTTGTTTGACCCGATATTCGCCTGGGAATTATCAACCTCAGCATAAAAAAGCGGGACCCTGACCCCGCTGGGAATATTTGAAAACGAAATTGCCATTTAAGACCCCGCTTTTTTGTCTAAATTAACCTTAAAACTTACTGCATCAACCCAGTCCGCCGGGGCTGGATCAATTTTCGAATCAATATCTTTCAAATCAGGCAAGCCATCAAGCTCCCGCCCATGCCCCGTATCTGCGTCAACAACGTCGTAAGAAACAGAGAAAGACAGCTGAAGCGCTAGCCGGGCCCGATTAAGATCCGGATCTGAATAGCCTTCATAGACAATCTCATCCGTCTCGGCGGTTGAGGTCCCTAGAATCGCTTTGAAAATCTCAGCCTTCAGATCTTCAATCGCGTCAAAAGCATCCTGCCCTCGTTCCTGATCAGCCGTAGATACCAAAATAACAACACAAAAGATCTGTTTGACACGCTGTCGGTAATCGGTCCCCATGCTGTCCATGTCTTCCCCGATCTCAGATACCGGCAAAACAAAGGCGCAAGGCATCGGCAGATTGGTAATATCAATGGCCGCGTATTCCGCCGCGCCCCCAACCCGCCCTTCAAAACTCGAGCAGTAGGCTCTAAGAGCTGAAATGATCGTCGCAAGCTTCATCCCGATATGACCCCCGGCTTAAGTGCCTCATCAAGAATTTCCGCCATATCTTTCTGATACGCTTCATTCCCGTATTGATTGGCCGCCTCAACAATCCAGTTTTTGCGAGGAGCCGCTACCTTTTCCCCGTGCCTCTTTTTGTGCTGCTGCCGTCTGTCCGGCTTACGAAGCGCGTTCCTGTCCGCTCCCGGCGCCCTATGCCCCCAATACACAAAAGCGGGGTAATAAGCTCCCCGCTCCCGAATGCTGTTGGTCATATAGTTGGCAATACCAACCGAAAACCCTGAATGGGACACCCGGTACTTAATCGAGCCCCTGAGTTTCCCCGTACTCATCCCCGGGAATTCATCCGCCTTCGAAACTCCTCTGGTACTGACGTTCTTCTTAGCCATCCCCTGGACTTTCTGTCCTATCTTTCGGAATGACCGTTTCAGCACCTTGGTGTCAAAATCGACAAAACGGAAGGGCTTCCGGAACCGAACCGAAAACTCAAGCGCAGATGCTTTATCCATGGAGTGCCTCACATTCAAGTGCGGTAAATCTCCCCACTCCATTCATGTCAGTGACGCGCCGGACGCGATACGTAATCCCATCGCAATCAAGCTCAATCATCCGTTTCAGACTTGGAGGGGTCGTCTGCAGTGACTTTGAGTACCGGATAATGAATCGATCTGTCACGGTTTCTTCAACATTCACCGAGTCCCAGTAATTCTGCCCGCCCACTATTTCGTGCTTCGCCCACGCTTCCAGCATCAATACTCGCTTTTCTGAAAGCGCCGAAGCCCCCGAAGAAGAGAACGCAACGTTATAAATCGCAACCCGCCTTCTCATTTCGCCTACCGTCGGAATCCGCATATCGCCCCTCAAAAAGTTCTATACCCATCCAGCAAATGGTCATAAAACCGCCGGCCGGTAGCCACTGGGCTCTCAGACGCCCCCCGCTTCTCATACAGATCCGTTACGGTCAGAAGCACCCATGTTTTGACTGCCGCGGGGACGGTATCCACAGACTCACACAGCGCGTTGCTATCCGTCCTCTTCACGATCTCCCGCCCACATATCTGCTCACACTGCGCGGTAGCCGCGGCAATATATGCTGTGATAAGGGCGTCATCCTCGGTGTACTCAACACGCAGCTGCTTCTTCGCTGTCTCCAGATCTACGGCGCCAACAACATCACTCATTTTCCCCGCCCTTCTTCACTGCCTTCCGCGGTCTGCCCACCGGTTTGAGAGCTTTTGCCGCCTGTGCCAGCCCTGCTTCAACCAAAACAACGGCATATGGGTCATAAATCTCTTCAACATCTCCAGCCTTGTGACGGCCAATCATTGAAAGGCTGTCTTTCAGAAATTCAATTCGCATACAAAAAGCGGGAGAGTTTCCTCTCCCGCCCCAGTCAAACCAAACGGTTATGGCTTATCAGGCCTCAGGAACAGCGAGCGCGCCGCCGATAACCGCGTTGGAATGCTCGACCGCAAGCGCAAGACGACGTTCAGCGCGGATCGTATAGAGGTTCTTGATGAAGTCATCCTCATTCTGCGCGGCAATGTCGACCACCGTAGACATACGGTCATAGACCGTTGCGGCACGGGCGAAGTCGCCGGCAAGGAACTTGCCCTTAGCCATAGCGGCAGACTCAACTACGCGGGCTCCCCAGATCGAAGACGACGCGAAGGAGTTAGCCGGAGACCCAAGCAGATACACACCATCCGTCGCCTTCAGCCCCTGAAGAACCGCCCAATCCACCGGATTAAGCACTACCGCGCTTGTGCGGAAGCCCGCGGCGTTAATAGTCGCGAAGCTCACGCGGAGCAGGTCAAGCATCGTCGAGCCGGCGCCGCCAATGTCGGCAAGATTAAAGCTCTGAGCGGTATAGTTCCCCGCCGCCATAATGCCGGACAGATTGGGAGAAGTCCCATCCCCTGTCAGCAGCTGATCCTCAGCCGCAAGGTTCACACCGTAGATCATGCGCGCGTTGATGAAAGCCTGGAGGGCCGGAGCATCATCAGCAAGCTGACGGGTAATCTTGGTCCAATGCGCGATCACCTGAACAGGGGTCTGCTTCAGTTCGAACTCGAAAGAGGAGGAGGGCTTCATCGCCGCCTCCGCGACCGTAGCGGCTCCATTCGTGAAAGTCTTCTCACGCATGTACTCAATCGTCTGAGCCGCAGTCGGAATCCTCGGGAAGAGCCCCTCAATCGTAAGCTCACGAGTGTCAAGCGGGACAATACCCGGGACACGATACGGAACCAGTTTTGCCTGAGCCGAAGTGACGGGATTCTCTGCCGACTTATTCGAAACCTCAGCCGACGCGGAACGAGCGCCCGAAGTGCCCTTGAAGCGCTTATAGGAATCAGAGTTTACAAACTGCGCCCCAATCGATTTATCCACCAGATCGGCGGCACCCTCTGCCTTCTGGGCTTTCTGCTGGATATCCAGCAGCTGGCGGGAAAAAAGCACCTGCTTCTCTCCCAGCTCGTCAATCTTCTTCTGAACATCCGCCTGGGCGGCTTCGCCCTTCTTAACGGATTCCTGCATGCCCGCGATAGAGGCGTCAATCTTGGAAAGAGCCTCAAGAGCGGTATTGATTTCTTCTGTTGCCATATATCAGTTCCTCTGATAGTTAGAACCTTCCGGCGATAGTCTTAAGTTTCGCCAGTACCTGTTTTTCAGCTTCAGACTCAGAATCCCTCTGATCCCTTTCGCTGAGAATCAGCTCTTTAGCCTTCGAAATAAAGGCCTGAGCCTGAGCTTTGGACAGGCCTGCGTCCCGCAGGTTCTCTTCAAGCTCCCGAATAGAAATTGCTCCCTGAATGTCTTCACACTTCACCAGCCCGATCCGCGCCCGGTCATCAGCGGGGAATGTGCAGACTGAAATTTCCCGCAGCCCGGAAACTGATTTGATGTTCCGCCCGCCGTCCTCGTTCCAGTCATAGTCCTGTTTGGAAAGCAGGATCCCAACGGAGAGCCCGTCAATCGTCCCCGCTCTCATCGCTTCATAGACATCCCGGGCTTTTTGAATCGAAAGGGTCAGCTTCCCTTCAACATAAAGTCCCTGGGCGTTCTCCTTCATCACCGTATACCGGCCAATCGGGAGATCCATCGTGTTGTGGTTCAGGAAGATCGGCGGCATTTTCTCTCCCAGGACCTTTTGATAGGCTCCGGGGAGAATGGTGTCACCATAGCTGTCAATGCCGTTGAACTTTGAGGCGTAACCGCGGAAAACTCCCGCGTCTCCTTCTGTCTTCAGTTCCACATCATCGAGCGAAAGCGTCTTTTCAATAATCTGCGTCATATGCGCCTCACTGCTTAATTGGTTCCCCAAGCGGGGTCTGGCTGGTGTTTTTCTGCTCCCCAAGCTTGTCAAGCGGGACAAGATTGTTCTGGGCAGTCAGCGCGTCCGCGCCATCCACAACCGGAAGGTTCTCGAGCCGCCTCACCTCATTCCGTGTCATGAAGCCGTTCTGGAGTGCTTTGCTGTAGCTGTCATACCGACTGGCGATATTCGCTCTCTGAAGCGCGCTCATCTTGAACTCGCAATTAAGCGTCTCGCTTTCGAGAACCGTAAACAGCGTTTTCGTAAGCGTTTGTTCAAGGCCAGTGCAAAGCGGCTGAATCGTCGACCGATAAAAGCCTTCAATAATCTGCTCAAGCCCACTTGCCGCCGTACCGCCAGAGCTATTAAGAAGCGCGCTGGGAACACCAAACCACCTACCTATCTCCTCAATCCCAAACTGCCGGGTTTCCAGCAGCTGCGCGTCAGCAGCCGACATCGCGATCTGCTGATATTTCATATCCCCCGGAAGAACATGGAGCCAATCGCTTGAATTCCCGGTCACCGGCGGGAGATTCCCATATCGCTCCCTCAGCTGCCGAATCTGGTCTTCCGTCAGATCCTGGTCAATCATCAGCAGACCGGTCAGCTGGTTGCCATTACCGTACATCGTTGTGGCATTCTTCTGCGCATTCACAAGCTCTGCCGTGGTTGCCTGCATATACTCGAGCGTAGACAACCCCACAATGCCGTTCCCCAGCCCCTTCCAATGCAGAATTTTGTCGGCTCTGAACTCGTAGAGGTTCCCGTCCTTGTAATACTGATAGACAACCTCGCCATTTACCACGCCGACCTCCATCTGGTCAGCGGCAAGAGGTGTCAGACTCACAAGCTGCCCCGCACCGTCCCTTGTAATGAGCGCATACGCATTCCCTCGAAGGAACCGATTCAGCCCCATCGCGAGCCAGAAATCATGCGGCGTCATATTGGCATTTGGCGCGCGGAGCACCTGCCACACTCGGCAATTCCGTTCTTCCTCCCGATTCCCATCAGAATCTCTGCGATAAACAACAATGGGCAGAGACGCTATTGTTTCCGCAAGCAGAGTGACGCATGACCATACTGCCGAAAGCTGAAGGCCATGGTCCGGCGGAATCGGACGGACGCCGCTGACGGCTGCCCCCGTTGGCAATCGGTTCTGGACCCCGGACGCGTCGCCGATAGGTGAGCCCCACCCCACCATATGGGCAATAGACCCAAAAATAGAGGATATCTTCATAATTTGAGAAACTCATTCAAATCCATTGTCCGGTGCTCGTCATTCAGCAATGCCCGGGAGAGCGCCATGATCCCTGATACAACCCCGTCAATCTTGTTCTCCGGAGCGCCCTTCCTGGGATAAATGTTCTCCTTGACATCAACATGACAGACCACGTTGCTTACCATCCATGTAAGAACCGGGTCTCCGTTGAAATGCAGACGATGATCAAGTACCAATGCCTGAAACTGCTTCATAGGATCGGAAAGGTTCGCGACGGTCTGTTTGCAAAGCACCATAGGCACACCGTCATCGCTGAGTTCTTTCGAGAGCTGTACGGCCTGGAATGGGTCATAAGCCACTGATTGAACGGAGTAGCGCCCACAATCCTCAAGGATTGAATCTCGTATCTCGGCGAAATCCGTCACTGGACCTTCACAAACATGGAGATACCCCAAGTACTCCCACCCCTGGTATTGAGAATTCACCCCTCGTTCAATCGCCGTTCTTGGGAGCCAATAATCCCCAAACAGGTAATAGTGGCTGGAACCATCAATCTTTCTCTGGAAAATCTTCACCTTCGCCGTCATGTCGCTCGTAGACGCAAGGTCAAGCCCCAGCCAGCACGGCTCTCCGTCAAAATCCGACTCATCCAGACTTTCATCCGCGCAGGCATCCCACGCCTTCATGTCCATCCAGCCGACATCCGCGTTGCACCAGACATCAAGATGCTTCGTCTTGAAGTTGTTCTCAGCGCTGGGCGTCGCGATCGCTTTTGCCTGCAATGCCCGTATGACCTCAGGCCGGACAGACACTCCCCAGTTCGGGTTGGCTTTTGCCAGCGCCTCGTCACTCTTCCAGTCATCATCCGGATCCAGCGTGTAGATGACCCCAAAATAGGATTCGTCCTGAAGCGACCCTGAAAGAATCTTTGTTACGAGCGTGCGCTGCTCATAACAAATCCCCGTCCGGTCAACACCTGCCGTTGTGATCGAAACCATTAGCGAATTTCTGCGCTTCCCCAGCGATGTCTCAACAACGTCGAAAACGTCTCTCTTCTTATGCGCATGGAGTTCGTCAATAATGGCCAGATGCGTGTTCAGGCCATCCAAAGTAGACCCTTCCGCACTCTTCGCCTGAAAGGTTGAATTGGTCGCGGGGACATACAGTGCGTGCGCAGTAACCTCCAGCCCATACGCTTCCTGCAGCGCGCGATTACCCCGCGCCATCGTCTGCGCATCACCAAAGACGATTTTCGCCTGCTCCCGCGTTGTCGCGAAGCTATACACCTCTGCCCCGGGCTCGTGATCCGCACAAAGGCAGAAAAGCCCAATTCCCGACAGAAGCGTCGACTTGCCGTTCCCTCTCCCGACTTCCACATAGGCTGACCGGAATCGCCGATTACCCGCCTTCGCCTTCCACCCAAACAAGGTAGTCAGGAGAAAACATTGCCAGGGCTCTAGGTGAATCGCCCTGCCCGCTAACTCCCCCTTTGTGTGCGTCAGATTCTCAATGAACCAGCATGGCCGGGAAGCCTCTTTTTCGTCAAAGTAGTAGTCACCACCCTCGGGACCCCATCGCCTCAGGTCATTTAACTGGCGCTGAACTGCCTGCTTCACAAAGGAACAAGCGGGCACACTCCCGTCCAATACGCCGCGCATGTACTCCTTGGCTATGGCAACGTAATCAGGTTTCTTCATCAGGCTTCAAAAGGATTTTTCTCTAACAGCTCTTCTTCCTGCGCGGGCGCGTGCGCGCGGGAGACAGGGGTAAAACCAAGCTCTTTTTCAAGCTTGATCAGCGTCCCGACAAGAATCTGCATCGCTTGAAACTCCGGGCTGAGTTTCCTCCTCCCGGTCGTTTCTTCCTCATCAAAAAGGGCTCCATGCTCTACTGTTTTTGCCATCCGACGCCACAGAGCATACGTGCGGCACCATTGCTCAAGCGCCGGCCCGTCTACAACCGACAGCCGCCCCTTCGGCGCGTTCTTGACCGCAAGCGCCCATACCTCTTTTGCGTCTCCCGGAATCCCGACGGGAGGTTCTTCAGATAAAACACTCCCCGAAACCGGGTACGGCTTGGAAGAACGGCATTTCTGCAGCGTCCCTCTGGCCGATTTCTCCGCATCGGATTTTCTGAGCCTGGGCATATCCAAAAATTGAAAAGCACGCGTAAAAAATTGGTGAAGGGCGCGGTCTCAGGGGCTTTTGCGTCCAAAATCTGACCCGCCTCACCCCCTCTTAAATCACGGGGCTTGCTGGCTCAGCATGCTGGTGAGCGTGTGTTTGATCAGCTCCATAGAGATAGGCACCATCAGTTCAGAAGCTGTACGCTTCACTTCCCTCCAAACCTTGCTGGAACGGAGAGCGTCAAGCATGTCGTGCCCGGCAAAGGTCAGCCTCGGGTAGGCTTCTCTGTCATACCCCCAGCTTCCATCCTCAAGGCAACGGACATGGAGACCTTCAATAAGCCCCGCGTCTTCCGCCAGCAGAAGATGCCCGCAGTACAGATCCTCGTCTGCTTCGTCAATGGACGTCAGGCGATCAATGACCCGCTCTCGTTCTATGTCTTCAAGAACGTGTAGCAACTGTTCCCAGTCTCTAACCATGCTTCACCTTATTCCTAAAGCCGCCATCCTCGCTGGCAGTCTTACGGCTGTGGCACGCATGGCACAGCGCCTGCCAGTTGTTCTGATCCCACATAAGCTTCTGGTTCCCCCGATGCGGGATGATGTGATCCACATCAGTTGCCTTAACCAGCAACCCACGCTTCAGACACTCCTCACATAGTGGGTGTTCTTTCAGGAATGCCGCTCTGCGCTTCCGCCACTTAGAACCATAGCCACGTTCAGCGGAAGAGCCTTTGAATCTCTTCCGCCTTGCTTCGCGTTCCGCCGCCAGTTCTTTGCCCTTCTCTTTATGGCGGGCACAGTACTTATCAGACAGAGGGATAGCTTCCTGGCAGCCTGGATAAGAGCAGATATGGAGGAGAGGCATAAGAGAATCCAAGCAAACTCAAGGGAAAACCAGCCCGGCATAAAAAATAACCCGGTGATCTTGGAATCATCGGGCTTACATTTCTCACGGGTGCAAAAAGGATGGCCATCGGCCACCCCTAAATATGAAACTGGCGTCTTTCGCTTACTGATATTTCATAGTTTACGCCTTATCCTCTTTGAAATCAACAGTTTTATCTCTGGAGTAAAAATCGAGGATGTTCTTGAGCATCACGCTCGCGCGTCGAGTCTCCTCACAAAAACTATGCCTGTTTAATCCCAAAGCCCTTCCCAGCCTTTTTACGCGGATTCCCGGTCTAAGGTAAAGCACGCACATCATGAGGCGGTATTTTTCTGGATAAAGAGGCGAACAGAGGGCTTTTTCTACCAGTGCAGCGTCGGCAGGGTCTATCGGGTCATAGCTTTTTGAATCATCCTGATAAAAATCCTCCAGTGCTCCGAAGAGAGCAATCAGTTTCGTCAGCATGGGAACATGGGCCTTAGGCCTGTCTCTGTAGTATCTGGCCCAGTTAGTGAGCCGGAAATCGAGTTCCTGATCGATCACGCTTGATCTCCTACTTTCCCGGATAAGGAATGACATCGAACCCGCCGCCCTGACGTTTAGAGCGCGGATAGGCAACGAAGAGCGCGAAGGGGTACTGGGTGGCAACGCTCTTGCACTTCACTTTTGCGTCGTCGGCGAAGATTCGGGGACTGCCCTTGACCTCGTGCAGCTCCAGCTCGCCGTTCGGCCGAAGGATCATGAAATCGGGCGTGTACCAGCACGATCCGTCGGCTACCTTGAGCTTTAAGCTTTCGAACCAGTAGTCAACAATCCGACCGGACTGCTTCTCGGCTTCGAGGTACATCGCGTATGCTGACTCGGTTCGATTAAGCTCTCCCTTCTTCATCCGGCCTTTCGCTCTGAGAGCCGTGAGGCCGTAGTTCTTGTGCTGCGTCCTGAAAATCATTCCATCCTCCATCAAAACGGGACATCCTCGGTAGGGGCAGATGCGGCGTTCCGCGGGAGATCTCTCCCCTTCGCCGCGGCGTACTGGGCTGTCGTAGTGGACGCAGCAGGCACCGTTCCCTGAGGCTTTGCCCCCAGCTGCAGGGACTCGCAGATAACCTCTGTCGCGTAACGCTCCACTCCCTGCTTATCGGTGTACTTTCGCGTATGCAGCCGCCCCTCGATATAGACCTCAGAGCCTTTCACGAGATACTGCTGAGCGACTTCCGCCGTTTTCCCAAAAACCACAACGTTGTGCCACTCGGTCTCTTCCTTCTTTTCGCCATCCCGGCCCTTGTATCGGCGGGTAGTGGCAAGCGCGAGGCGGCAGATTGTCAGCCCCTGCGCGTCGCTCGTCTTGGGGTCTCTCCCCAGGCGACCCAGAAGGATCACACGATTTACTGATGCCATGCTGTACTCCTATCCTTACCTTTGATACCGTTTCCCGGGGCAAGAAGGCGCCTTCCTGCCCTCTCTTCTCCATCGCCGCCCTTCTGTACTGAAAATCTCATTCCGAATCTCCTGACGCGTTTGAATCGCCCCCAGACGCCGGCAAATTGAGTTTCCAGCGGAGATACCGGATCCGCCGTACCAGCGCCTCGACGTTCGAGGCCCCAACCACCCCAACGGACGGAACGTTCGCGAAATAAACCGGGTAAGCGAGTGAGTGGTGGATCCAAACGCTCTCCCGATAGGCAACAGCCTCAGAATTCCCCATGGCAGCGGCCGCCATCCCCCACCTATCCATCTGGGGACCCACGGCGCCTTTGATACTGGCCGCCTCTGCCCGGCGCTCAGATAATTCCCTCACTCTTTTCATCAACCCTCTGTCCATACTGCCCAACTCCTCAAAACCTTCCTCTGAAACCCCGTACGCCTTTGCAATCTGCCGCATTGCCGCCCGCCAGGCCTCGTCTCGGGCCCTTTGGCCTTCACTCATTCATTCTTTCCCCTCCACATAACCGGGTTCGAGATACTTGAGTGCGCTCTTCGGCAGATCGCTGCCCGCTGCCTGCAGTCGCAGAGCCCACGGCTGAAGCTCCCCACATTTCATCGGGCAGGGCATCGCTTGGCTTCGGCAGGTGAGCCTCAAGGTAAAGCCTCGACCGGACTTTGCCCGTGATGGATCTGAGGAAGGCAGGATCCCCGAGCTTCTCCCCGTACTGAGTCTCGAGGTAGCGCCGCTTTATCCCAGAAAGCGGACGACCCGCGGCAATCGCGGTGATCCCCTCCCACTCCCAAAAGTCTTTCGGGCGCGCCCCCAGATCCCTGATGGCCTTAAGGCTGCGGTCGACAGCCCGGGCAGTGGCAGGATCCGCAGGGCGCACTTCAGCGACAGAAATTTCACTGGCGCTGGCCTGGTGGGTCTTTTTCTCCAGAGCGCGTTCTCGGATTTCCCGGGCAGTCTTCACGATGTCGGCCGGTGCCGGCATTTTGCTGTGCCTCTTTGGCCAGTCGGTAAGCGCAGAGATAGCCGCCCATGCGGGGACTTCGTCTTCAAGGCAAGAAAGCCAAAGAAGCAGTACCTTTTCTGATGGGGGTCTTCCGTCCAGAAGATCGGCCAGCCCCAAAAGCTGCTCACTGATTTTTTTGACGTCGGAGCCTTCGTACTTGAAGCCTGTCATTTTTCAGTTTCCTTCCTGTTGTCAGTCAGCCCCAGAGCTTTGATGACAAAATCGACCTTCCTGTCATTGCTGGAGCGAGAATCGAACTCAGCCTGATAGTCCTTAACCGCCTGCCACTCGGCGTTGATAGAAATCCATCCCTTGGTCGCACAAAGCTCTACCGCCTGCTGGATGCTCAGCTCGGATCTGAGGACCTGCGCTTTAAAGTGCTTCCACGCGGTTTCAGTGAGCGGTGAGTGCTTTGCCTTGCGTACCGTCATCCAGTCTCTGAAAGCGGACTCGGTGAGCTCGACACCGAGCTCCGGAGGTTTGAATGCCTGATGAGTTCTGGTTTTCTCTTTCGACGCATCCGGTATCTCGGAGAGCGAGAAGAGGTGTGTCTGTGCCTCCCGCTTCGCCGCAGGCGAGGGGGGAGGCAGGGGGTTCTCTCCCCTGATTTGTTCATTGATATGTTCACTGATCTGTTCGTGTCCCAAATTCGGTACTACTGGTTGTCCCGTTTTCGGTACTACTGCCGTACCGTTTTCGGTAGTACCGTTTTCGGTAGTACCGTTTTCGGTACGACAGAGGGCATAATTAAGCTGGTACCGATTCGCGTTTCTCTCACTTTTTTGAGCTGAAACCACCCCGCTTTGGGAAAGAGCTTTCAGAGCTGAAAAAACTGTCTTGCGATTTAAGTGCGTAATCGCTGTTAGCTTTTCTACAGACGGGAAGCACCGTCCGGCATCGTCCGAAAACTTCGCCAGGGCAAGAATCACCAGGCGTTCAGACGAAGAGGTCACGGGCGCCTCCCAAGCAAAATCGGTCGCTTTGTAGCCGTGCATTTAGAAGCCTCTCGGGAGCCCTTTCCACGCTTGAAGCTTCGGATACTTAAGCCGGAAGTACGGAAGCCGGCTCTCTGGGATGCCGAATTTCTTCCACTTCCAGACTGCAGGCAAAGAAACCCCGAAAGCGCGGCTCATCTCTGTAAGTGAGTTGAATTCCTCTCTTATTTCCCTAAAAGCGAGTTTTCGCCTTTCGTCTAACTCAGTCATATTCTCACCAAAGTGAATTTTCTTCTTTAATAATTTAACTCAAGTTAATAATAAAGTAAAGCACAAAGGGAAAGAAATGGCATAACCTAAGTTAATATTTACAGAGAGGCAAACATGACTAGCTGGAATGATCGCCTAAAGCAAGTGATGCAAGAAAAAGGGGTTTTGGCTGCTGATTTAGTCCGAGCTACTGGGCTATCCCCGGCGGGGATAAAGAAATGGTTAGACGGGGCAACGCTGGCACCCAGATATGATGACGTCATTAAAACGTGCCGCATCCTTAACGTTTCTCCCGAGTGGCTGATGGACGGGGTCGGAGTCGCCGCTATAAAAAATTCCATCAAATTGGACCTGATCGACATAAAAGGCTCATGCGGCACTGGTATAGAGAATTTTGAAGAAATCCCTCAAATCCGCCAGCTTCTTGTTTCTCCCGAGTGGTTCAGCCGGCATTTTTCATACTTTAAACCGGGAAATATAAAAATCATTTCATCACTGGGCGATTCCATGTCCCCAGACATCGAAGACGGGGACGCTGTATTTTTAGATACCTCCGATACTTCTCTAATCCGTGATGGAATTTATGCGGTTCTCATTGATTCAGAGCTATTTATAAAGCGAGTGCAACGGGCTCCGGGGAAACTTATTTTCATAAGCTCTAACCCGGTTTATACGCCGTTCGAAGTCCATTCCTGCGATGGCAGAAATGTCCGTTTTCTTGGGCGAGTGATCAAAAGTATGAGGCTTCTTGATCTTTGATGTAAAAAAGATTTTTTTACTTCACCCTTAACCTCCTCTGACAAAAGAGGAGGTTTTTGCGTCTCTGCTATTTACTTTTGAATTAACTTAGGTTAATATATTTATCGGATAAGAACACTTTGGTGAAATATTCAAGGAGCCCTCATGTACACCTACCGAATCAGCATCACCTCCGATATCGCGGATATCAATGGCAAGCCCGCCGCCGAGTGCGAGCTGATCGATTAACAGGAGACAGACATGGAAAAAGATAAAAATCCGCCTCGCATTACTGAAGAAGCCGCTCGGGATATCTGGGCGGCTGAGCTTAAAAACGGAACCGAATGTTTTCACCGATGGGGTTCCGTAACGTGGCATTTGCTAGATGTTCTAAAGCAATTACATGAATCTACTGGCGGCCATGTCAATGATCCGCTTGGCTTCTTCCTCAGTGAGCCCGGTGATGAGCATCTGTCTGAGAGAAAGAAGGTAGAGGGCATCCATCCTCGCCAAGAATCCCAGTTGAGACGCGAAACGATTGTCTGTTGCCTCATTTATTGCCTTCTCGCGCGAGACACCGCTGAGATTTCGCTTTCTGAAGTCGTCCTTAGCAAATTCCTGAAGCTTCTCTTGATCGAACGCCTGGAGGAACGGGAAATGAATGGCCCCGTTCTCGATGCCGGCAATGATGATTTTTGCGGCCTCGTCGGTGGTAAAGGCATTTGATGGCTTATCCATGAGTTTCCTCCTGTAAGTTGATTTGAATGCGCGGTTACTGGTGGGTACCGCATTCCGATCTTCTCACGGGAGGATCTGAAAAGAAAGAGGAAAGCAAATGAAAGACAACGTCATCTTGGGTACAGCCCTGTTCCTCGCACTCATCGGGGCGGCAACGGTGCTCGGCTGGGTGTACTGGGCAATCTGCGCAATTGCGGGGGCGTGAGATGGAAGACAAAAAGTTAACTGCCGAGACGGCCAGGCAGATCTGGTCGGAATGGCTGAAGGCCAGGGCAGGCAAATTTACTCCAGGAGAACTCATGGATGAGTGCTCAGATTTGCTTGGCCGTTTACAGCAGAGGTTACCGGAAGAATATTCCAGGCAACCTCTTGGAAGTTTCTTAATTCCCGAGATCCATAGTGAGGGCGTCAATCAGGCTTCGGATATAAATGGCGTCCGCTCTGCCATAGAAGCTCATGGCCTCCGGGATCTTCTGAGAAAGAGATCCCTCAGCAATGCCCATTTTGTTTCTGGCGTAAACGGCTTTGATGATCTTTTCTGCCTCTTCCTCATTGAACTTCTGGAGGAACGGAAAGTTGATCGAGCCGCTTCTAATGCCCTCAAGAAGGAGCTGGAAAGCCTCTTCTTTTGAAAACTTGGTCATTTCAATTCTCCTAAGGGATGGTTGAGTGATGAGCGTTTACCAGGTTCGCTCGAACTCAATCATCCCACCTGGGAGAAAAGGAACTCAAATGAACTATGTAACACTGATTTTTAGGAAAGGAGCGTGAGATGGAAGGCACAGCAAAGGTATACGGCGCGGTGCTGGAAGTCGCCCGCGATCTTGGCAGAGCCGGCATCGGGAAGCGATCCTCTGAAGGGCTGCGGTTCTCATACCGCTCGATTGAAGATGTGCTGGCGGCTTTAAACCCGCTTCTGTATCAGCACCATCTGATCATCTACCCAGAGCGAATTGACCAGGACCCGGAGCAGTCCGTCAGCACTCGGGGCGGCGGTGTGCAGCGCCTTGTTCGGACAACGATTACATATCGTTTTGTAAGCACTGAAGACGGGAGCTCCTTTACCGCACAGGCGCTCGGAGAAGGGCTTGACAGCAGCGACAAGGCAAGCGGCAAGGCGATGAGCTACGCGTTTAAGAGCGCGATGTTCCAGACCTTCTGCATCCCGGTTATCGGCATGCCAGACCCTGACGCCGAACAGGGAACCGAGATAGCCGCGGCGCCGGTCTCGCAGGATTTGCTGGACCGTGCCCGTGACGCCGCTATGAGCGGTCTCGAAGGATACAGAGCTTTCTTCAAGAGTGTCTCTCAAACTGAGAGAAAGAGCCTCGTCTCGTCAGGCGAGCACGAAAAACTGAAGGCATTTGCTGAAGGAGGAGAAGGAAATGCAGGCTGAGTCACTTAGCCACGGAGACGCAAACCCACTCCAGCGAACCGCGAAGTGGTTCTCAGACCGTTGCGGCTGTCTCACGGCCTCCCGCGCGGCTGACGCGCTGGCGATATCGGCGAAGACCGGGAAACCGCTCAAATCCAGGCAGGATCTGATTGATACACTGATCGCGGAGCGGGCAACCGGAGTTACGCAGAGTTCCGGGACAACCTGGGCGATGCAGTGGGGAATCGATCATGAAGCTGAGGCACGCGAGGCGTATGAAGCGGCTACAGGCGAGATGGTGGATCTGGTGGGCTTCATCCCGCACCCGGATATTCCTTGGTTTGGAGCGTCTCCGGATGGCTTGGTCGGCTCGGATGGGCT